GTATTCTGCTTTTCCAGTAAGGATATTGTAGCGTCAAGTGCCATAGTCTTTTTTGTCCTTTTCTTCTTGTTCTTCTATGTGTTTGATCAACATAGCGCAGTATACTTCCCTCTCCCAAGGAAGCATATTTTCAAGGTCACTCAACGAGTATTTATGATGTTGCATCAGCCCAAAATTCACACGATAGTAATTAGAGAGAGAATCGTGTGCTAGGCTTAGACGAAAAAATTTTCTGCTCCCTGAACCAACTTGCTATTCTCGCTATTACACTTTGAACACTGGAATTTCACTGTATGTTGAATCTTTGGTGCGGTATCGACAAAATCCTGAATCTTTTTCAACTGCTGAAAGTTCAGGGTCTCAATGAACTTGTTAATCTCCTCTGGACTCTCATCCTCTAGATTGTATGTGTTCTCTTTGTCAAAGATTGACTCAATGGCACAAGAAATAATCTCAGTAGGGTCATCCTTCTTGACTCGCATCACAGATTTCACTGTAGGATATGTGCAGACAACACCAACGTCATCTGTGAGTTGAATCGTTGGTTCTACTTTCTTGCGAGAATATTTCACCTTGATATCATCGATATTAATAGAGATTGGATTCTCATGTTTGCATTCATCACAAATCATGTTCAATTCTACTGTTTCTCCAACAGACTTGGCTCGGAGTTTCAGAAAGATGTATTCAAGGTCCACATTGGATAGCTTATCAACCAGAAGTTTATTGAATGTGCAAGCATCAACGATATCGATCATTGCACGAAACATTGTGTTTGAATCATCAGATTGCTGGGCAATCATCAAAACTTTCTCCTCCTTCACCAAGAAGGGGCGATATTCAATCTTCTGTTTTGTGGATGGTAGTGTGAGGGTATATTTCGGTGTCTCAAGTGTAGGTAGTGGCATAACTTATATCAATCTTCTTAGTGATCCGGTAACTTGGTTTTTGATTCCACCAAGCAGGCTTGCAATGGCACCTTCTGGTTTGAAATCAGTGTATGATATAGTGACTGACAGTTTTGTAATCTGGTCAGTCGCATTATTATCTAGCTGAACAGCAGTAATCTCAGTTGGAAACGCTTCAATCAATTTTACACCATAGATGGGGCGATTGTTACGATCCAGTGCTTGAATAATCACATCTGTCTTATATGTATCATCATGAGCAACCAGATACGTATTCTGGTCAACGATAGATGCAATCCATCGCTCAAAGAATTTCTTCATGTAGTAATCATTGGTCAGGACAAAGGAGAATGTTATAGGTTCTGTATTGTATCCTGTAGGGGTATTTGTAGTAAACCAGTCTTGATTGGATGCATACTCAGTGGTATTCAATCGTCTACCGGGAAAGGAGCAGGATTCACATAGCAATGCCACATCACGCGGGTCATTAATCAGGTCATTGAATCCGAAGTTTCCACTCAGTGCTTGAGATGCAATATTTTGCAAATCCAAATTGAAAAGACTTTGTGTGGGTGGGGTGATAATGACATTAAAGCGATTACTCTGGGCGAATCCAGCATGTTTTGAAACAGTGGACTTGAAGTCATCAATCGTTGATGGATTTACCGTATTTGTGATTCTATCGAGGAGTCCCATTATCTTCCTTTGATTATTTTTCTTGAGTCTGACCAGACCTTGTTTCTTGATGCTCCACTGAAGGAGTCGAATGGTAAAAAGAGAACAACCTCCCATTCACTTGCAGGAACAAGGATGGGTTTGCTCTTCATTTGTGATGTGAGATAGCGTTTAAAGCAGGGTGCAAATTCTTTATACTTGGTAACACCCTTGAGAATGTCATATGAAATTCTTAGCTTTGTTGTCTCATCAAATTTATTATTATTTGCCACATCAGTAATCTTATCAAAGAAAACAGCACGAACATTTGGTGGCAAGTAGTGTAGATTGATGCCATAGAAACCCTTTGGAGCACGATCTACCATGAATATCAGTGGGTATTGGTCAAAGTATGGAAGGGTTGCCTTGGTCTTGGCATCATACTTATAGAGAAACATCTTTCCTACCACGGTTTTCTGACGTTGAATCAGAGCATCATCCTTCAGCAGTTCTCTGCGGTTGACATTCTTGATGTTCTGAACGCGCTTGCGAAACCAATCCAAGGACTGCTTGGTTCTTGGAGTAATCCCCTTACGAAATGCTTCGATTTCCAGTTTCTCTAGGTAAGATGCCATGTCTACTCTATTTATGTCAGCAAACGAATACCAAGTTTCTTGAGAGTCTTCTCTGTCCAGATTTCAAATATCCAGCCACGATTCTCACAGTAACTGGTTGCTGCTTCCCACTTAGAGGTATTCTTGGCATAGGTCATGACCTCCTTGAGATACTTTTTTGACTGCCTCTTGGGTTGCTTAGGTGGCTGAGTCTGTTTCTCTGGTTTGATTTCAATGAGATACACCTGACCAGTCTTGAACTTGATATAGAGATCCATGAAGTATCGATGTGGTCTACCGTCTGTCTTGCATCGATAAGGAATGACTACCTCCTCACTGTTCCATTCCAAGACATCAGGGTTATCATCCAGCCAGCGAAAGGCTTGACGTTCCCAGAGAGAACGATAAGTAATAGCAGAGGCATCACCACGATACTTTGCGAGATTTCGAGGCTGGAACTTTCCACGATAGGTCATATAAATACAATTTATATGGTCACGAATCTCATCAGAAGTACGGCAACAAAGGTTGGGGATAATTTCAATTCTCAGTTGAATGAACTCAAGGATTCGATTTTCCCGAGGAAGATCGAAGAACTTGGTGATGGATTCTTTGTCAATAATCCTGCTGGGAATAGAATTATTTTTCCACTATCCATGAGGAGTGAGACTGCTACATCTCGTCCCATGATATCGTTCACAATTGACTTTGAAAGAGACAAGCCACCTAGCACAATTTACTTCCCGTGCCCCGGAGGGATTGCATTTAATGACCAAGGGAATTACGGAACAGTGGAATTGGGTGCCCTTGGTGCTTTGGCAGGAGATATCGCTGATGTTGCATCTGCTGGAAGCCTGAAAGAAGCAGGAAAAATGATTGCCACTAAGATAAAAGACAAGGCTTCTGCTGGTGGGGTTAAGAATTTGATTATTGAGCAAGCAATGGAAGCTGCATCTGGAACTAGTTTTGCTGGTGTTGATATCGGAGCAGTGGCAAAGTTCGCAACCAAGAGAGTACAGAATCCAAGGGTCAATACCTTGTTTGAATCTAATTCTATGCGAACCTTTTCATTTAATTTTAAGTTGATTGCTTCCTCTGCTCAAGAGTATCAAGTAATTGATGCGATCCATACACTCTTTCAGGCAGCAATATACGCACAACCAGTGAAAGGTTCTATCAATAGCCTTCACTTTCCTCCCACAACTGAGGTTCGTTTTCTTTTCAAGGGCAAAGAGAATCCAAATATTCCAAAGATTCATAAGACCTATCTCACAGGGATGTCAAGCACATACAACTCCAGCGCGAACTCATGGAGAACAAATGGTGAACCTCTAGAGGCAGATTTTTCTCTGAATTTTCAGGAGATACGAGTCCTGACACGCGACGATATTGAAGAACTTCGTAAAGATTCACCAGACCGCAATAAGGGTGCCAGAGGAAATTTTGACCGTATCGGTAAAGAGGTAAATAAGAAGGTGAACAAGGCGACAGAAGAAGTCAAGGCACTAAACGATCTCGGAAGAGAGAATATTGCCAATACTGGTTCTGCTGGGACTGGTAATGCTCTGTTTGATAACCTGATTGAATTTGGCGACCGCTTTAATAATTTTCTAACAAGATAAAATGTCATTCTTTAAGCAATTCCCAAAGCTACCTATTGATATCAATCGTGATGGAGTGGTTGATATCTCCACTGATTTCTGGAGATACGTAGACATCATCGATTCGTTTGCAGACGACTCCTTTGCATACAAAAAAGTTCGTGTTCCCAATGAGGTTCGACCTGACCAACTCTCCAATCAACTCTATGGAACACCAGAGTTTTACTGGACATTCTTTATTCTGAATGACTTTCTAAAAGATGGTGGCATCAATGCATGGGCAAAGGGAGACCAAGAGCTTGATACCTATATCAAGGATGCTCATGAAAGATTTGCAGTTCTGGTATTTCCTCCCGTGGATGATCCGAATGATTCTGGTCAGTATAATTTGATTGATGGTATGCCTATCAATAATCCTGACTACAAGGACCAGTTGTATCTTCTCTTTGATATTGATGAATCACAGGAGACTTATGCAGCAGTCAAGATTGTTCATTGGGATCAGTCTCGATATCAACTCTGGGTGGACAAGACACAGATGTATGAATACACACCAGAAGAACCGGGTGGTGCATCAGAAGGTCCAGATTTAATTGTAAAAACTGATAGTCATTTCAATACATTTTTTACACTCTCTGGTGGATATAAGGAATTTCATATTCGATATCTTGATAATCCAGAGAAGATTGGATATGCAGACAGTGAATTTGATTCACAGTATGAATTTGGCAGTGACTTTGATAGCGACTATACAGCAGTAAAACAGTCTGCATGGCAGACAGCACTGGATGACCTTGGATACTCTACCAGTGAAGAAGAAAACACTGTGTATGCTTATCAAATCTTTACAGATGCAGAGAGAGCACCTTACCGATATACCGGAACCATATCTTTTGAAGAAGACGAATTGTCACAGGGTGGTCGATTGTCAGGTGCTGTTTCTGGAATATATTTTGAAATGACATTGCCTATTTCCACTGTTGGTCATAGATATTATCTCAAGGGAGCAACCGATGTTGCTGGTCCCTATAACATAACAAAATTTTACAACGAGGATAATGAGGAAGTCTCCTTTCTTGATGGCACTGGAGAGGCTTTAACCTTCAAGGTTATCATATCTGAATGGAATCCAAGTGGATTCTTTCAGGTCTGGTATTCTCG